GTCGGGCGAGTAGCGGGCATAGACCTTGGCGGTGATCGCCTCGTTCGAGTGCCCGAGGTATTGACTAATCACCGACATCGGCACGCCGCCCTCGGCCATGTGCACGGCTGCGGTGTGGCGCAGGACGTGGGGCGTCACGCCCTTGAGGCCAGCCGTGGCGCAGACGGCGGTGAACCCGCGCCGGATCGTGGCGACGCGGTCGCCTCCCCATTCCACGACATATTCGGAGAGCGCAGCGCGGCGTGCGGCCGTCAGCGCCGCGCGAAGTGTCGGGTTGATCGGGACGACCGCCCTGCCTTTGCGCGTCGTGCTGTCGGGCAGGCGCAGGTCGATCTGGCCGCGCTCGAGGTCAACCCGGGACCAAGTCAGGTCGAGGACCGCGCCAATACGCGCGGCGGTGGTGAGCATGAGCAGGATCGCGAGGCGGATGTGCGGCGGGGCCTCGACCGCGAGCAGGCGGTCGATCTCTGCGCGCGTCAGGTAGCGGTCGCGCGGGGCGGGCTTGGCGGGCCGCTCGATCTTCGGGGCGCGCTCGATCAGGCCAGACTTTGCCGCCCAGTTGAGCACCGTCGAGAGGTGCCCGAGCTCGGTCCAGATCGAGCCGTCGGAAATCCCGGCCTGGCGGCGCGCGGCGGTGTAGCTGCGCACCAGCTCGTCGCCGATCTCGATCGGATCGCGGGCGCCGAAATGCGTGAGGATCGGCTTGCCGGTCCAATGCATCGTGCGGATGGCGGGCCGGTCGCCGCGGGCCTCGCGATACTCCGCCCAGAGCTCGGCCACGGTGCCGCGCCCCTCGGCGCGGCGCAGGCGGTGCAGGATGCCGAGTGCCTCGCTTTCTGCCTCGCGCGCCGTCTCGGCCGCGAGACGATAGCGGTGACGGACACCGCCCTCGCGCCATGTCACGACAAAGCGACCTTGAAGCCGTCCGACCCGATAATCCCGCAAGGTGACCTCCTATTGCCACAAGAGCAGCGTGTGCGCCGCGGCGAGGATATTCCGGGCAGCGCACGCTTCGTATGTCGACCCTCACGGCCGGGACAAAATCATCTTCGGCATGTCACAGAACGCAATTGGCTTGGCGTGGGGCCGCACCCGGAGTATAGCCGTTGCCGCAGAAGCGATGCCGGAGCTTGCGACCCTAAACTTCCACGACCTCAGACACGAATGTCTATCGAGATTGGCCGAGCGAGGATGGACAACGCCTCAGCTGCAAGCACTGAGCGGTCACAGCAGTCTGCGGATGCTGTCGCGCTACACGCACCTGCGACCCGACACCCTCGTGGAGCTAATGGACCAGTATGATGACGAACAACATCAAAGAGCTACGGGCGCGCCGTAATCTGAGCCAAGCGCAGCTCGCCAAGCTCATGGGGGTCACGACTGCCACCGTCAGTCGCTACGAGAGCGGCGCGCGGGAGATGACCATTTCCGTCGCGCAGCAACTATCTGCCATATTGAGAGCATCATTGGATGATGTTATAGGTGGTAGCCTTCAGGGAGTTAAGCGCACAGTTCACTTGCGCCATATTGGGAGCGAAAAAGTGACGGCTTTTGATGCAGAGATGATCGAAAACATATGCGAAAACACCGAGTTGCTCCGCATTTATCAGGTGGAAGACAACGCGATGTATCCGACTGCCAGCGCGGGCGACCTGTGCGTGCTGCGCCTTGATGGGAAGCATCCGACGGAGAGTGGCCTCTATGCCATTGAGGCGCCCGGCCGCAAGCTCACACTGCGACGGGTCAGGATGGACGATGTCAGTCGGATGGTGACGCTGGTCTCTGACAGCGACCCGGACGGCAAGAGCGGGCCTTACTTGACGCAGGACGTAAGCGTCTTTGGCCGCGTGGTCTGGCTCGGGCGGCGCTACTAGGTCGCAAACTCAAGCGCGCGCTGCCAGAGATCGCGAACGTCTCCGTCGTTGAGGATGGTGACGTCAGGCTGCAGGTCGATCCGCTCCGAAGGGTGCTCGGCCGACAGCCCCTGACTGCGGCCATTGATCCGCACGATCAGGCCGCCGAGCTCGCGCACGGCCGCAGCCTCATTGGCGAAGCGGCAGTCGTCCACCACCACCCCTACCCCGCGGTCCATCAGCTGCCATGCGCGGCGCTTCCACAGGGTGACCCAAAGATCCGGGTGCATCGCGTCGCGCCCCCACTCGGTGCCGAGCGTCTGCATCGCATGGCGCGGCGACAGCCCCATCAAGATCGGGTCGACCACTTCCTTGAGCCGCCCTTCGATCCGGGCCTCGATGCCGTCGTCGGGCACGTCGACGAAGCGGTAGAGCGCGCGCAGCATCGACTTGAGCGGGTCGGCGAACTTGACGAGCCGCCAGCCCTCATCCTCGACCAGCGCCTTCGCCGCGCTCGACTTGCCAGCCCCGGCCGGGCCGGTAAACGCGACGAGCTTCAGGCGCACTGGTCGACCTCCACGCCATGCGCGTCGAGGATCGCGCGGATCGCCTCGAGCAGGCGCGTCTTGCAGCAGAGCCGCTCGGCGCGGGCGATCGTGTCTTGCAGATGCGCGGTCCAGTCGGGGCGCGACAGCAGCTCGGGCTTGTGATGGGCGCAGAAGATGATCGCCTCGGCGCCGTCAGCCAGGCGCAGCCACGCCTCGTCGTCGTCGGCCAAGGTGGTTGGGCGGCGCAGCGCGGCAGCGGCGCTCTCCTCGGTGCGGGCGTGGAGCGCGGCGACCTGGGGGTGCAGGCGGCGATAGGGGCTCGGCAGATCGCCGACCACCGCCTCCCCGACGTCGTGCCAGAGCGCGGCCAGCAGGAGGTCAGCGCTCGGGCTCGGGTGCAGCAGCCCGATCAGGGAGGCCACGCCGTGGGCGTGGTCGGCGAGCGTCTGCCCGATCCGCGCCAAGTGGGGGTTGGTGTGGTAGCGCTGGGTGCGGTGCGCCAGCCAGCTGTCGGCGATCATCGGGTCACCTCCGCACCATAGAGCGCGATCAGCGCAGCCTCTGCGCGCCCGTCATCCTTGGCCCGCGCGAAGCGCTGGGCGAGCTGCGGGAAGCGCTGCATGGCGACGCCGCGGGCCGCTCCCTTCGAGGCACTCAGGCCAAAGTGCCCCTTCCACTTCGCCGGCGTGACGTAGCGCAGCTGGTGGCCGTGGGCGGCCGCTGCCATCTCCAGGGCGCCGAGCTGCTGGCCGAAGCGGAACATCGAGCTGACGCCCTGGCCCGGCCGAGCCCCGACCTTCTCGAGCCAGACGGTGTGCCTCTCGGCAAGATCCTCGGCCTCGAGCAGGTTGAGGACCGAGAAGTGGTCGAGCTCCTGCTTGCCCTTGGCTGCGACCAGCGTCGGCATGTCGTGGACCTCGAGCCAATGCTTGGCCGGGTGGTAGATCGCGATGGCGCCGGTGAAGCCGGGGTCGATGCCGAAGAAGATCATCAGTCGCCTCCCAGCACCAGGTCGTTGGGCGTCACGGCGCCCTTGGTGGCCCGGTAGATCGAGCGCATCTGGTCGCGGTTGGGGTGCCGCGTGCCGGCGAGCCATCGCCACACGGTCGGGCCGGTGACCCGCAGCGTTTCGGCGAGCTGGCGGGCCGAGGTCTGGGTCACTGCCAGGTAGTCCTTGAGCGTCACGTCGATCCTCCTGATCGTTGCCGCCAAGGATATTTCTGCTGCTTAGGTCGGGCAACCGCCTTTGTGCCGTTGCGGTAACTTTTTCCGCCTCAGCTGCAACTTTTGGCTTGCGTGTTACCGTTACGGTAACTACGAAGGAGGCACGGGCTGCGAAGCGCCCGGTAGCTTTAGGAGCGGGCGGTGACCACCTACGACGAGCCGATGCCGTGGATGCTGGAGAGGGTCGAAACACCCCCAGCCGCGCGTTCCTCCTCACCTCGCGGCCCTCTTATACAGGGTGAGGTGAGGAACCCCATCTCGTGCCTTAGCACCACCACGCCGCCGCTTGGGCGGGCGGCGGGATGGATGCAGACCAGGCACATCCTGCGAGGTGAGGATGCACTATGAGCCGCTCGATATGCGGCGGCTCTGGCAGAGCGTCATCGTGCAAGCCATGCGCGACGCCCTGCGGTCAGGTCGAGCCCGCCTCGAGACGGACGACCTGCAGAAATTTGCGGCCCGCGACTGGCTCGAAGGCCGCTCAAACGACTTCCACCACGTCTGCGTCTTGGCCGGGATCGAGCCGGAGGTCGTCTGGGACTGGTGGCAGGACGTCAAGGACAGCGCCGACCACTACCCGACGCTCACGCAACTGCTGAACGAGACAAGGAGGAAAAGATGACTGACGTGGACGATCAGACCTTCGATGGCGACGTCAAGGACGAGGCCAAGGCCGACGCCAAGCTCATCGACGAGAGCTTCCGCCACTGGCTCTCGGCGACCGAGCTGCACCGCCGCGTGGCGGCCAAGCGCCCGCTGACCCGCGCGTGGACGCGCCTCGAGCGGTCGGCAATCAACGTCGCCCGCCGCCTCGCCGACGAGGGGCTGGTGACGCTCGAGCAGAAGCTCACCGACGAGACCGAGGCGGTGGTGATGGTGCGCCGCGCAAAGATGCCGCGCCAGAAGGCCGAGGAGATCCTCGCCGAGATGAAGCGCGTCGAGAGGCTCATGGTGATGGACTACGAAAACAGCAGCTGGCGCATGGGGCCGCAGAAGCGCCGCGAGATCGACGAGCACCGCTCCGCGATGCGCGCCTTCATGCTGGAGCACGGGCTGTGAGGGGCTGGATCGAAGACGCCCTCGGCGTCGTAGCCCTCTTCGTCCTGCTCTACCTGGCCCTGCTCATTGGCTACGCCGTTGGCGAATAGGAGCTCATCATGCACAACGACATCATTGAGGTGACCAAGGTGCTCGAGCTCGGCGGTGGCTTCGGCCTGACCGCAGCGGGCGACAAGGTCTACATCCCGCGCAGCGTCACCGCGGCCGCGCGCGTGGCAACCGGGCAGCGCTATCACGCCGTGCTCGTCCCCAACGCCTACGCGCCCGAGCGCAATCCCTTCATGGCGATCCGCGTCGCCTCGCGTCCGACCGACTTTGATCTGGTCGATGCAATGCACGACTATCCGCTGATCGAGGATCCCCAGGACTTTATCGACGACATGGGGGCGCCAACCAGCGAGGAGGCCGACCTCGCCCCGGAGCATGAGAGGCCGCGCTACGACGATGTCGCCAACTGGGCGCTGCAGCGTGTCCTTGGCGGCGGCAAGTGGACCCTGCGCAACCTGATGCTCGATGCCTTCGGCGCCGGCCAGTATCAGCGCGCGACCCACATCCGCTACATGGTCGCGATCTCGAACAAGCTCAACTACGCCCACCGGCGGGGCGAGTTGGCGCGCGCCGAGGTGCGCCAAAGTTCCGACCAGCTCAAGCCATCGCGCATCGTCTGGGCCGCCAACTGGAAGGATCTCTTCTGATGCCGGGGCCGCTTTGGCATGCCTGTCATGTTACCAATAAGGGAAACCTATTTGCCGTTTTGGCAATAACAGAGCGAGGGTGAAATGTTTCAGATCATCTCTGCCGACCAGAGGCTCGCCGAGCCGCGTCGGATCAAAGCCTGCGTCTTCGGCCCGAGCGGGGTCGGCAAGACATCGCTGCTGCGCAGCCTGCACGATCGGGCGCTGTTCGTCGACATGGAGGGCGGCGACCTGTCGGTGGCCGACTGGAAGGGCGACAGCATCCGCGTGCGGCGCTGGGAGGAGGCGCGCGACCTCGCCTGCCTGATTGGCGGGCCGAACCTGGCCGCCGCTGACAACGACCCCTACAGCCCGCTGCACTTCGCCCACGTCGAGAAGCAGCTCGGCAAGCGCGCCGAGGCGCTGGCGCCCTACGAGGTCATCTTCCTCGACTCGATCACCGCGCTGTCCCGGATGTGCATGGCGTGGTCGGAGCGGCAGCCGGAAAACATCGCCAAGAATGGCGCCAAGGACATCCGCGGCGCCTACGGGCTGATGGGGCGCGAGATGCTGCGCCTGCTCGGCCACGTCCAGCATACCCGCGACAAGCACATCGTCTTCGTCGGCATCCTCGACCAGACCAAGGACGACTTCGGCCGCACGCAGTGGGAGCCGCAGATGGAGGGCTCCAAGGTCGGCCGCGAGTTGCCCGGCATCGTCGACCTCGTCCTGACCATGCAGTGGCTGGCCGACGAGCAGGGC